CGTAAATGGGTGGTGGTCTTCTTCAATTAGTTGCTTATGGTGCCCAGGATGTTTATTTAACTGGTAATCCTCAAATTACCTTTTTCAAAGTAGTTTATCGTCGTCATACTAACTTCGCTATTGAAGCCATTCAACAAACATTCAACGGAACTCCTACTTTTGGTAATCGCGTAACTTGCCAAATATCAAGAAACGGTGATTTAATACATCGTGTATATTTATCAATAATTGATTATAGTTCAACTGAACCAGTATGTCCTTATTTTGGTCTTCGTTTAATAAACTATGTTGAAATTGAAATAGGTGGTCAAAAGATAGATAAACACTATTCACACTGGATGTATGTATGGAATGAACTTTCATTACCTCATCCTAAAAAAGAAGCTTACAAAACTATGGTAGGGGCTAATAATAAACTTGCAGCACTTACTAAAGCTAATTTATATATACCATTAGAATTCTGGTTTTGCCGCAATGTTGGTTTAGCACTTCCTTTAATTGCTCTTCAATATCATGAAGTTAAAATTAATATTTTATTTGAAGATAAAATTAAATGCCAAGGATCAGCAACTGCTATTGCTGATTTATCATCAGTGAACTTATGGGTAGATTATATATTCTTAGACACCGATGAACGCAGAAGATTTGCTCAATTATCACATGAATATTTAATAGAACAACTTCAATTTACTGGTTCTGAAACTATATCAGCAAAAAGCATGAAACCTAAATTATCTTTCAATCATCCCTGCAAAGAATTAGTATGGTTTTGTTCTTCAGATTTTGACACTAATCAAATTGTTAAAAATAAAAATTGGGTTAACTATTCTACCGAAGTTAACAGCTATGCCGCTGGTAATACTGAACTATATAAACCTACCAATGCTATAACTTCTACAAACCCTATTGAAAGTGCTAAACTTGTATTAAATGGCAATGATCGTTTTTCATCAAGACCTGGTTCTTACTTTAACTTAATCCAACCTTATCAACATCACGAAAATATTCCATCTAATCCCGGAATAAATGTTTATTCATTCGCCTTAAAACCCGAAGAACATCAACCGAGTGGCACACTAAACATGTCTCGTATTGATACTGCTGTTCTAAATTTAGAATTAGATAATACCTTTGCTACTACAACTTTTGCCAAAAATCTCAATGTATATGCGGTTAATTATAACGTTCTTCGTATATTATCGGGTATGGGTGGTTTAGCTTATTCTAATTAAATAATTTATTAGATTACTAAATTTATAAATAAATGTTGTTAAATGCTATAATATTCCTTTTTTTTTTCTCCTCTAATAGTATAAAGAATATAGCGTAAATGGGTGGTGGTCTTCTTCAATTAGTTGCTTATGGTGCCCAGGATGTTTATTTAACTGGTAATCCTCAAATTACCTTTTTCAAAGTAGTTTATCGTCGTCATACTAACTTCGCTATTGAAGCTATAGAACAAACAGCTACAGGAAGCAATTCACTTGGTTCTCGTGCTACTTTCCAGTTAACTCGCAATGGAGATTTAATACATCGTGTTTACTTCTATGGAAAAATTAAAAATAATTCTACCTCAAGTGTAGCTTTAGTTCCAAATTTTGGACAAAAATTATTAAAAACCATTGAACTTGAAATAGGCGGCCAACGTATAGACAAACATTATTCGGAATGGTTATATATATGGAATGAATTATCTTTACCTTTTGGCAAACGCGAGGGTTATTATAAAATGATTGGAGCAAACAAAGAAAATACTTGTACTTTACTTGAAACATCAAAATCATATGAATTATATGTACCCCTCGAATTCTGGTTTTGCCGCAATGTAGGTCTTGCTTTACCTTTAATAGCTTTACAATATCATGAAGTAAAAATTAATGTAGAATATGAATCACAATCAAATTTAATTGACGTAGGAACAAAAAATTCTACTTTTGAAGCACCTACTGTAAAAAATAATACTTATACCGGACCTAATATAACTCTTGATTCTCCAAAATTATGGGTTGATTATATATTCTTAGATACCGATGAACGCAGAAGATTTGCTCAATTATCTCATGAATATTTAATAGAACAACTTCAATTTACAGGAACTGACAATATTACAGCTTCTGCTAATGAAGATGGTATGAAAAGTATGCGCATGAATTTCAATCACCCATGTAAAGAACTTATATGGGCTATTAGAAAAACAACTGATACCAATGTTTATTGGAATAACTTTTCAACAGCAGAAGCATTATCTACTACATCATCTCCAAATGATTATATTGCTTCTGTAAATCCTGTTATGCAAGCTAAAATAATGCTTAACGGTAATGATCGCTTTTCGCAAAGAAGAGGAGATTATTTCTCTTTAGTACAACCTTATCAACATCATGAAAATACTCCTGATGATTACCACAAAGGTATAAATGTATATTCCTTTGCTATTAAACCTGAAGAACATCAACCAAGTGGAACTTTAAATATGTCTCGTATTGATACTGCTGTTCTATCATTATCTTCTAAAATTGAAGGTTCTATACACATATTTGCTGTAAATTACAACGTTCTTAGAATATTATCCGGTATGGGTGGTTTAGCTTATTCTAATTAAATAATCTATTTTCTATTTGTTAATATCCATAATAAAATATTTTCATTTTTTAATTTATAATTATTATCAATAGATAATATTATATTATATAAATTGTTTGATATTAGTATTGATGTCTTATGGATATCTTTATTTGACCAATTATTTTTATTTCTTTCATTAAAATAATATGAAATAATATCTTCTAAATAAGATAAGCATCTTTTATTCATTAAATTGGTATATATATACGCATTTATTTTATATGTAATATACAAACTTTCATTATCTGTTAGAGTTCTGAAGTTTTTTGTACTTTTCCTAACCTTATTTAGTATTTTCTTATAATCATTATTAATCTCATACTTATATTTTTTAATTAAATAACATTTTAACATATCACAATTGTACTTATTTTTTTTATCTCTCACTATACTTCTGAATTTTGTATTGTTTTTAATAAAGAGATTAGAAGACTTATTTATCTCACTCAACTTTTTAAGTTCGCAATAGCCTTGAAAATACTTAATAATAATTGTAAAATAATCATTATCAGTAAAGTTCATAGTATCTAAGGTTCTTTTAGACTTTGTAAATTAACATTATAATAGAAAAATAATCATTTTTTATAATATATGTATAAAATGATTTAAAATAAAAAATAAAACTATATATAATATATAAATTATTACCATATTCATTTGAGACAATTATTAATAATACATTAATCATCGCCAATAATTACATCTTTCATATATGGTTCTAAAATTTCATTTATTACTATTTCTGGCTTAAAATCATCATAGAGCATAAATATTTTTAGAAGTTGTTCTGAAAATCCGGAAATAATTGCTGTTCCTTCTGTATCACAATTTACAGGAAATACTTCACGGCTATCTGAATTAAGATTCCAGAATATAAACTTAGGTGTATCGTAATTGTTTTCATTATATTTATTAATTATACTTTTATATATTGTATCAATATTAGGAGAATCATTAGAAGCTTTATTAAACTGCATATCTGTAAATACAAACATTTTCTTAGGCATATTTTCTTTAGGTACATTAAACAAATTAGCATAATTAATAATTAAATTATTACATTTAACAAAATCTGTACTAAATCCATAATCTGTTTTAAATATAATTTTAATACAATCTAAAAGCTTAGGAATGTCATTTTCTACATTAGGCAATTTAATTATTTCAGGTTCTTCACTAAATGTAATTAGCTTATTATTAAATTGTCCTTGGCAACATACAGAAGTAATGATGCCTAAAGCAATTGCTACTTGTGCTGGAATGCTTCCATTCGCCGCATTAAACATAGATCCAGAAAGATCTATAATAGAGATAGAATTGTTTAAATTTCCTGACTTCTTAACATTTTCTACTATTGTTCTCCACTGAAGTTCTGTAGTTTCACATTCTACAATATTATCAATGTTTACAATATTACCATTAGCATCTTTAATATAATTAGCAACTAACTCGTGAGGAAGAATACCTTTAACATTAATTTTTTTTTTATTGTTTTTTACATCTTCAAGATATTTTATATATCTTTGTTCATCATGTTTAAGAAATGTTTTTTTTAATTTATTAGAAGCAATAGAAGGAACTTTTTCATAATCAATATCACCCCACATTTCAGCACATAATTTTGATTCAACAATATCAATTTGTTTTCTCAATGGTACTAAGTATTCAGTTCTATATTTTTCCATTTTGCGGGTATCATTTTTTCCATAGATAATTGTCGAAATTTTCTTAGCATATTGTCTTCTTTTATCATATTTATCGTTTTCACTTGAAGCCCATTTTGCACAAAGAGAAACACTTTTATTATTCTCTAAATTTATTTTATCTTCCATTAATTTATCTGCAAATAATCTAAGTTCATAATTTTGGTCTTTACTTTTTAACTTATATGCAATATAATTAAGATCTTTCCAACATCCATATTTTTCAACATATTTTCTAATATTAAAAACATATGTATTAAATTTATTTTTTCTTAACCATAACATAGCATCATTTGAAACTTTTTTTTCTTTTTTACCCTTATCTCTATCACGACCATTAAAAATAATGGCAATAGTTTTTATTGGATCTTTCTTCCAGCATTTCTCTAAATAATCGTAATTTGTATCAATATCTAAGTCTCTCATAAATAACATAAAATAATCTACAATAATATTGTTTGTCGTCTTTAATGATACACCTCCATTATTAGTTAATGTTATATTAAGTAAAGAATTTGAGGAATCTGAAACAGCATTCATATCGCAATAATCCATATTATTAATATATTATTATTATTATATATTTATATCAATTTTTATATAAATAAATAAAAAATAAAAAATGTAATTAAATTTTAATTTTTTAAGCTGTAGCTGCTTGAGCTTGTTTGCTGGCAGATGGCGGGAAATGATGAGAAATTAACTTTTGTAGGATGAAATAATTAATATCTTCTTTATCACCAACATTTAGAATTTTTTTTAGTTTATCATCGGGAAGAATAAATCGTTTATTTTCTGGTTTATTGAGATTATGTTCTTTTACATAAGTATTGATAAAGCGGGTAATATCAGTGCGTGATTTTTCAGTTCCATGGGGAACGCCAATAAAATCACACAATTCATTGGAAATTTTGTTTGGTTTAGCAAAACCAGATGGTGAATTTTTAGCATTTTGACGTTTCTTTTGTGCTTTTTCGATAATTTTTTGTTGCTTATCATATTCTTTGCTTAAAACTTTTAGCAGAACTTGAACTTCCTTGAAACTTACAAAAAGAGTGTTTACTTTATCGATAATAGTGCTTACAAGATTATCTTTAGGAGTTTCTTCTGTATTAGCAGGAACATTCTCTTGTTCAATATTCTCAGGCACAACACCAACATTTTTAGGTAGTTTAGTATCTTTTAATACAGCTGGTTTAGCAATAGTTACTTTTGCTGCTACAATTTTTTTAACTTGTTGTTTTGCTTCTGTTGGAGAAGGCTGGGATGTGGGTTGTTGTGTTTGTACTGGTACAGGAGTAGTAGGAGCTGCTTTTTTTTGTTGTGCCATTATATATTCTATTTATGATTACATATATTATCATATGTTTATATCATTTTATAACAGCATAATTATATTTTATTTATAATAGTTAAAACAAATGAAAATAAAACGCATTGGCTCTTATACTTGTGGATTTAAATATTATAAAAACGATGATGAAATAACAGATGTAAAATTATTGGAAAAAATTAAAAATATGAAAATACCCCCAGCTTATCAAAATGTATTAATTGTTAATAATAAAAAAATATTAGCATATGGTTATGATAGTAAAAATAGAAAACAAGTTATATACAATCGTGAATATATAAAAAAACAAAATAACCAAAAATATGATAAAATAGAAGATTATGAAAAATATTTTTTAAAAATTAAAAATGCAGTTGCTAAAGATATTAAATCTACAAATGAAAAAATTAAAATAATAGCTATAATTATAACATTAATATTATCTTGTGGATTTAGAATTGGTAATAAAAAATATGAAAAGGAAAATAATTCACATGGATTAACTACATTAAAATTTTCACATATAAGTATATGTGAAGATAAAAAAAATTTGATAATATTTGATTTTATAGGAAAAAAAGGAGTACAGAATAAAGCAATATGTAATAATAAATATATATATAATTATTTATTAAATAAACTAATAAATATACAAGAAAAAAATGAAGATATTAATAATCAATATATTTTTTCATATAAAGATACATGTGTAAATTCAAACGACGTTAATAGATATTTAGAAAATAAACTTAAAGTTAAAATAACTACTAAAGATTTAAGAACATGGAATGCTAATAATTTATTTATTAATTTTTTTAATAAATCAATTGATTGTAAAAACCCAATAAAAAAAGCATTAGAATTTACAGCAAATAAATTACATAATACACCAAATGTATGTAAGAATAGTTATATAGATCCTAAAATAATTGAAAAAGCAAAAACACAAATAATTAATAAAAATTGACTTTTTTATTATTATATAATAATAAGATATAATTATTATAGAATAGATAATGGATATTGATATAGTTAATTCAAACATTGAAGAAATGTTATCTTGTAGAGGAGATGATATGTCTATATTTAAAGAGCACTTATTATCAATGAATAAAGAAGATTTTGAAACAGATAGAAATGTTATTGATATTCAAACTTCCAATACTTCCGTAATTTATGCACTTACTAAAAAATTAAGAAAAACAATAATTGATGAATTGAAAGAAAAAATAAAAGATAGTAATAATATCCATGATTTTATAAGTAAATATGGTTCAAAAAATAATATAATATTAATTTTCAATAATGAATCTATATCTACAGCCGTTAAAGCATTACTAAATAAATATGATAAATTATTTCAAAAAAATGGTGGTCAATTGCAATATTTCACTTTGCGTCAATTAATGTTTAATCCTACAAAACATGAATATGTTCCTATTCATACTAAACTTACAGAAGAAGAAGTGAAAGAATTTATGAAAGAATATATGACAAGAACTAAAATACATATGCATGTTATTTTACAAAGTGATCCTATTGCTAAATGGATTGGATTAAAACACGGAGATATAGTTAAAATTAATAGATATAATGAAAATAGTGGAGAATCTTTTTCATATAGATCTTGTATTTAAAAATATAATATATTTTAAAATAATAGAGTAGTAAATAATTAAGTATAATGTCAACTTTGTTGGATACTAAGACAGAAGTTACTAATTATAGTGATTTATACAGAGAGTTAAAAAGACTTTTTGGAAATATTAAAGATAATGCTAATGTGGATTATTTTTATTCTTCAACAAAAGATTATGATAATTCAAAAAAATTTTTTAACAATATATGTAATGTATTATTTAATATAACATCATCTCCTGACATAAGTGGAGTATATCCTAAAAGTTCAGAATTACCTGTTATTGATAGCTATGGAAATACTGGAACAAGATTATCAATGCATCATTTTAAAAATATTTTAGAAAATTGTTTTAATTTAAAAATAGATCAAAGTATTTATGTATCAGCAGAAACAAAGCATCATAACTCAAAGTTGGATCCATTAAATCCTACAGGTTCCTCTTCTTCAAAACAGCATTTACTTTATTATAATAAAATAACTAATAATAATACACAAAATTTTGATGAAAAAAGCGTAAAACTAATATATTCTACTATTTTTTTATTAGATGTTTATATCAATATTGTTGAAGCTTTTTTAAGTATTAATTTAAATGAAGACAAAGAAAGAAATAGAAATATGTGGGATAATACATTAGTAAAAGTTATGTTAGAATCAGATTATACTTCGAATTATCCAGAAAATAATGAATTTGTAAGATATTCCGAGCTAATACAAAATACAGCAAGTATTAAAAATATTAAGAATTATAAAGATATACATATAGTATGTAATCAATTATATTCTAATGCTCTACCGCAGGGAATGTTTATTAATAAAGAAGTATCTGGTTCTGAACATAGACAATGTAATAATGGTGTATATTTATATATTGGTGATAAATTTAAAAAACAAGGAACAAATAGTTATTTTAATGAAATAGATACAAGCGCGCGTAAAATAAATAGACCATCAAGTGATAGTACTACACGAACATCCAAAAATTCAGAAATATCGACCACATTTGTAGATAGATACGGAATTTTACATGATGGTATTGTTTCTGCTAATGATGGAAAATATACATATGGTTTTGTTGAATATAGTTTCAACAATGAAACAACGGGAAATTATACAGATGCTAAAAAACCTTATCAAAAATTAATAAGAATGTTTCTTATAATGATTAGAAATATTCAATTTGATAATTTAGGGATTACATTGGAATATTTAAAATTTTATTTACATTCTTTAAAAACATTTTTATTATCTTCTATAAATGCAATTAATATTTATCATAATTTAGCATGGTCATTGACAAATTGTCTTGTATTAAATTATCCTGATTATAAAAAAGGAAAATTTATAAAATATATTTCAGATTCAGAAGTTAATTTAAGTGATACTATTTTAAGTTTAGAAATAAATTATGCTAATTTAAATACTAGTTATTATACCAATACTGATAATTTTGTTTATTATATAAAATCAAAGGATGTAATAGCAGCAACAGGAGCTAATTTTAAAACAGCGCTTGATAATAATATAAATAGTATTGAAAATGAAATTAATAAAATAAATGAAGTTATTCCAATTAAAAATAGATATAATTATGCTACTGATCCTATAGAATTAATATTTACTAATTTTAATTTTAATAGTATTAATAAAAAAATTTCGGGAGATACATCTATGACTATTGCAAAAGGTAAATTATTAAATGATCAATTTAATACAAAGAAAAATTATTTACTATTTATTCCTGATTATAATATTAAATCAAGAATCAAAGATATTAGTATATCTAAAACAGGACAACCTGAAATATTATTAGAAGATCATACAGAACATGACGCAGACTTAAGAACTGGTACTACTACTAATAATGAGATATATACACATGCAAATAAATCTGTATATTTATTTGCTATTGGAATAAGTGAATTAGAAGATAAAAATTATAATTTATCAAATAATATAAATAATTTTGAAAATAATATTAATTATAATAAAACTAAAATTTTAAATAATAAATCAATATATGATGCTAATAAATCAAAGAATATTATATTATATTACGAATTATTAATATATACATTAATAATTATATTTATAATATTTACATTAATTATTATAAATATTGCTAAAGTCGAAATAGGTTTAATGAAATTGATATCCTTAATATGTTTCGGTACACTTATTATATTATTATCATTATACTATATAATTAATACATTATATATAGATGAAAGTTATATTGAAACTTTTACAACTGTTGCGACACAAACATATACAAATACTTTATGTCCAACAAATTGTGTTAATCCTATAAAAACTGGTATTACTGCCAATCAAAAACAAGAGAATGACAATATGTTTACAGAAAATAAAAAACTATATGTTAAAAATATGTTAACATCTAATGCCACTAATTTAATTAATTTAACTAAATTATCATATACATATTCAGATACACAAACCTTATTTAATAAAGAATATGAATTAAATTCATTAATAACACATAGATATAATGATAAGAATTATGTTAATAGTTTTCTTGAAAATAAAACAAATGATGCTAATATAAATACTGATTTGATTAAATATGAAAATGCAAATTATAATGTTACGCTATTTTCAATTATATTATTAGGTATAATTATAGTTAGTTTTTACAATATTAACCTTTTTACAAATAATAAATATATGGGATTATTATTTTTAATTGCTATCATTTTAATAATAATATTATTTACCTATTATTTGATAAATATTAACAAAATTGTTAGAACTATATCTTCCAACTATTATTGGGGTAAAGAATTTGAAAAAACATACGAAAGTTTTGAAAATCAAGAGAATTCTAATAGTGGTATTCAAGTATCATGTGATTTACCAGTATTAAAAAATAATAGATTATATTTTAATTGTGGAAATACTCAAACAGAAACAACTTCAACGAAACAAACGGGTAGCGGTGAATCATTTTCAGAAAGTAGCTCAGGTAGTGGTTCGAGTAGCGGAAATATGCAACAAAATATGGGTTCAAGCACAACAAATACTAAAAAAAATATGATGGAATTAATTAGCTAATTATTTTGTTAATTAATATATAAATATAGATTTAATAAATATTCTATGTAATAATTTTTTTTTCTAATATTAAAAATACTTATGAATAATTTTATATATTATTAAAATGGCAATAAACAAACAAAGAAAAGAATATAAAAAGGTCCGTGAAGAAGATATTAAAGAAGAAGATGAAGATAATGAAGATGATGAAGATGATGAAGATGATGAAGATGATGAAGATGATGAAGATGATGAAGATGATGAAGATGATGAAAATGATGAAGATGATGAAGATGATGAAGATGATGAAAATGATGAAGATGATGAAGATGATGAAGAAGATGAAGGTGAAAAAGAAAATTGCGAATGTAAAAATTATATCAATAATGAAGATGAAAAATATAAATCCACAAATGATAATATAGTATATAATAATAATTTTAATAAATTTCAAGATGAATATGATGAAAATACACATAATACAATATATTTAATAGTTAAACCAAAAAATAATATAATACAAAATTCTATAAATTTAAAAAAACATCCGATACAAAAGAAAATTTATAAATTTTATAATAGATATACTACAATAGAAAAGAAATTTTTTGATATTTTATCTGAAAATGATAAAAACGAAATAATTAACATAGAAGAAGATGTTGATAATAGTTCAATCCTAACTGATGTACCTATTCGTTTTAAAATACTTAATTCTGATATTAATGTAAGAACAAAAAAAAGTATAATAAATAAAATTGAACATTTTAATAAAATGAATAGTAATTCATCAGAATATTATAAATTAAGTACATGGTTATTAGCATTAAATAATATACCATTCAATAAATATTATGAAATACCTATTAAAATTACTGACGGAAATGATTTTATTTGCAAATCTTTAAATTATATTAGAACACAAATGGATGAAAAAATATTCGGGCATAAAGATGCTAAAGAACAAATTATCAGAGTTCTTGCCCAATTAATATCATTTCCAAAAGCGAATGGTTATATTATAGGAATTCAAGGAAGTGCTGGTGTAGGTAAAACAAAATTAATTAAAGAAGGAATATGTAATGCTTTAAATTATCCAAATGTATTTATATCCTTAAGTGGCACTGACGATTCATCTTTTCTAAAAGGACATTCTTATACATATGAGGGTTCATGTTATGGTAAAATTTGCGAATCATTAATGAAAACAGGAATTATGAATCCATTAATATTGTTTGATGAATTAGACAAGGTATCTAATACATACAAAGGTCAAGAAATTATAAATACATTAATACATATAACAGATCCTGTCCAAAATGATAAATTTAATGATAGATATTTTGAAGAAATAGATTTTAATCTATCTCGAGCTATGATTATATTTACATATAATGACGAATCACAAATAAATCCTATTTTAAAAGATAGAATGATAGTTATAAATGTCAACGGATATAATACTGATGAAAAAATAATATTAGCTACAGATTATATAATCCCAGAAATTTTAAAACAATATAATTTAAATAAGAATGATATATTGTTTTCAAACGAATTATTAAAATATATTATTAATGATATTGAAAAAGAAGATGGTGTTCGTAATTTAAAAAGAGCTATAAATAATATTATTTCGTGGATTAATATGATGATATATATTCCTATCGATTCTATTAAAATTTCGTTACCATTCATTGTAACTAATAATTTTTATGACAAATATTGTAAAAAAAAATATAATAATACATATAATTATAATACATTATATACATGATAAATATTTTTTATTTTTCTTTATGTTGTATTAGAATATAAATATTAAATTATATAATGTCAGCAAATTTTATGAAAAAAGATTCTCCAAATACATTTTTATTTTTTGGGTGTTGGAATAATATTAATTGTAATAATAAATATTTATATCGTGATATAATTTTATATACAATAAAAGAATTTGAATTATATACAGATAAGGTATTTATAGCAGGTGATAACTGGTATAATTTTATTGTGGATAATAACGAAGTCTTAAAAAAAATCATAACTAATGATGAAAGCAATTTAGAAGCTATGGACGCAAAAGATTTAACACATTATGTAACACCTATTTTAATATCTGGATATTATTCTTTATATAATATGAATAAAGATATTTATTTATGTGTTGGTAATCATGATGAATCGCAAGACAACCAAGATAAAATTGATGGATTAGAACTACCGAGTAATAAAGATTGTATGATAACAACTCAAAAATTTTATAATGCTAAAATAAAGAATACTGAATATCGTAATTTTAATAAATTTAATTACAATAATGATAAAGAAAATAACCCTATTTTTAAATTTATAAATTCTGTTTCAACAGATGATTATGCTAATGAATTAAATTTAGAAAATTTAAACGATAAATATACAGAAGAATTAAAAAAACAAGATATAAATGATCCTAATTTTAATTCCAAAGAAATAATGTTATATAGTGGAGATGATGTAGAAATAAAATCATTTGATAATTATATAATTTTAATAATAAATACTAATAATTTTACAAATGATAATTATATTTCAATTATTAAAAATAAATTGCAAGAAACTTTAAGAAATGAATTAAATAATTATTATACAAAATTAGAGGAAGAACCTGATTTTGTTGATAATTTATCACAATTTCCTGGAGATATGACAATAAAAGATATAATAAATATAATAAAAAAACAAGTATTTGTAATGGGTCATTTTCCATTATTCTATTTAAAGCCTGATAAAAAAGGTAATGATACATTTACTAAAAATTTAGAGATTACAAATGAAACATTTGAAGAATTTTATAAATTACTTGCTGATTATAATTGTATTTATTTGTGTGCTGATTGTCATAATTTTAATATTATGAAAATAACAAAAAACGATGACATAGTAATACAGATTATGTCTGGAACAGGTGGAGCAAATCCAGATATAATCAAAGAAGTTGTTGGAGATGAAGAAGAAAATATAATATTATCAGGAAGTGCTACTTATGACATTGTCAATCAAGATGGAGCATTTGTTAGTAAATATGATATTGAATATAATACAATAAATTCATATGGATATTGTAAAATAATATTAAATAAAACCAATGATAAAAATATAAAAACTAATGTAGTATATAATCAACTCGTAAAAGCTGAACAAAAAGAAGGTGAAATAGATGATAATACTATACATTATATTAAATATTATCATATTATCGAAGATAATAATGTTATTTTTTATAAAAAACAAGAAGATATAGCACCTTTAATTTTAAAAGAAGGTTTTATAAAAGAAATTGCTGAAACATCACAATATAACAAAAATATTTATTGTAAAGCTGATTATATTACAATGAATCATGTAATTAAAAGTAAAAGTATAAATAAAAGTACTAATCATCCAAAAATATGCTTTAATAAAAAATATAAAAATAAAAAAAATAAAATAGGTAAAAAAGATAAAGAAGAAGATAAAAAAAATAAAGAAGAAGAAAGTTAAAAAGATAAAGAAAAAAAAGATATTTATGATGGGATAAAAGCTAAATATAAATTAACAAAATACTAATATAAAAGCTATTAAATTAAAAATATAAATAGTATTAATTTTTATAATATAATATTAGTATTAATATGATATATAGTTATATGTTATTTATTCTATTATTTATAATATTTATAATAAGTATATCTTTAGTTATCTATCATTTTGTATATTTTTCTTTTGATAGAAAAAATGGAAATTATTATATGAATAAGGAAGAAACATTAGCATTTTTAACAAAAGATGAAGATAATTATCTTAAAAAATTTTCAGATATTGATTTATATGCAAGAAATGTAAGTTCAATAAATAAATATAAGGAAAACTTTGAAAAAATATCTGCTTCATTTACAGAAAGTGAAATACAATTATTAAATAAGACAACTATAATTGCTGATAAATTATTAAATACTACTAAATTTATAGATATAAATTATATAAATTATATTAATTTAAATGATATCGCAAATATTAAATGGATCTTTGCAAAAACAATTATAAACAATGATGAAAATGATAAGGAAATTAAATATGAAGATGGATTTCCGCATACAAGAAAAAATATAATATTTTTATCAAATACTTTTTTTAACTATGACGAAGATGATATAATTAAAATATTAATACATGAGAAAATACACATATATCAAAGATATAATGAAGAAATATTTAATAAAGTAATTAAAAAAATGGGGTATATTGAATTAGAAAATGAAATAATAGAAAATGACTTTAAATTAACTTGCAAACTTAAATATATAAGAGCTAATCCTGATATTAATAACAAAATTTATAAAAAAATATCTACTAATAAAATATTGATATGTACTTATAATAGTGATACTCCCAAAAATATAAGCGATGTAACGGGAGGATATCATAATGAACATCCTTATGAAGAAATAGCATATGAATTATCTGAATATATTTATAATAAAACTAAAATTGAAACATATAAAAATATATAAAAATATGTTATTTAATATCTACAATAGTATTAAATGGATGAAGTAATAAAACAAGCTCCTGAATATATGAAATATGAAGAAATTGAGATTATTTATAATAAAAATGATAAAAATGTTTTAAATACTCTTATCGAGTTATGGGATGTTCAAGAAAAAGCTATTAAAAATATAACAGAGACACAATGTAAATGGGAAGGTATAAGAGAATTATGTGATGATTATGATAAAGAGATGAATAAGTTTTTTGATCAAGCTAAAAATAATAATGTTAAAACAGAAACTACAGAAACTACAGAAACTACAGAAACTACAGAAACTACAGAAACTACAGAAACTACAGAAACTACAGAAACTACAGAAACTACAGAAACT